TAGAGGCGTTATCATGCCAAATGCCCCCGCAACCATTGATCCAGATTATCGTGGAGAAATTAAAATTTGTGTACGGAATCTCAACATCGAAGCGATTACAGTAAAAAAAGGAGACAGGGTGGCACAAGTAGTTTGTTCCCCAGTTTTCTGCCCAAAAATCCTCATCATGGACACTGATGAATGGAATTCTCCTATTAACAAGACCCTGCGCGGTGAGGGCGGGTTTGGTTCAACTGGGGAAAATTGATGGCGTACGAGTTTCAAGAATCAATCCAGCGGGGTATCGTTTACCTCGCCAAGTCGGATGTGGATTTTATAGTACAAGCCATGCCTATGGTGAAGGAAACCTACTTTGATTTTCCTTCGCACCAAAAACTATGGCGTGTAGTAAAAGATCATTACGCTAATTACAAGGCTTTGCCCTCCGATGAACAAATCCTTGAGCAGATCCGTACTGTCAAGTCCGATAATGAGTTGTTGTCCGATTATAAAGATGAACTCAATAATATAAATGCTGTTGATGAGAAGTCTTTAGCGAACGAAGAGTTCTACCTCGACAAAGTAGAGGAGTTCGCAAAAGAGCAATCTCTCAAGGACGCTATTATAAATTCTATTGACCTCCTTAAGCAAAAGAAGTTTGGTAAGATTGAAGAGTCTATTCGGGAAGCACTGTCTGTTAGTCGGAATGTAGATCTTGGGATCGACTACTTCAACGACGTTGGAGGTCGTTATAATAGACTACACACCACTTCTGTAGACGCGCAATTTCGTACCCCATTTGAAACTATTAACCAAGAGCTTGAGGGCGGCATGGCTTGCAAGGAACTTGCGATGGTTGTCGCACCTCCTGGCGTTGGCAAGTCCTTGTTCTTGGCAAACCAAGCAGCGCGTTCTGTGTTAGACAGCAAGAATGTTTTGTACATCTCACTTGAGATGTCTGAAGACCGTGTAGCGCAAAGATTGGACAGTATCTTCACTCGTATCAAGCAAAGTGAGTTAAAGAGTGGAGTAAAGAAACTAGAAGACCGCCTGTCTCAAATTCAATCATCTCTTCCAGACATGGGAACACTTAAAATCAAAGAGTTTCCTACGAAGAGACTTACAGTAGCTGGTCTTCGCGCATATTTGAATCAGTTACGTAATTATGAAAATTTTATTCCGGACATTATTATTATTGATTATCTTGAATTAATGACTAACATCGACAATAGTATGTCGGAGTACATGGCTCAAGAACGTATTGCGCAAGAATTACGGGGTATCGCCGTAGAGTATAAGTGCTTGGTTTGGACTGCAACTCAGACTAACCGCAAAGGAAAAGAAGTAGACATTATTACTGACGCAGAGCTTGCTGATTCGTACGGCAAGATTCGTGTCTGCGATCTCGCGTTCTCAATTAATCAGAAAGAGCAGGAGTTTGACGAGGGTAAAGCTCGTATGTTTGTAATGAAGTCCCGCAACGGTAGAGCTAGGTACATTGTGCCCATACAAATCGACTACACTAGACTAGTAATTAGCCAGCAATGAGTCCCGCGAAAAAAGTAAAGTATGTCCACCCTCTCATTGTACACACAGGTATTAAAGAATTTACCATCGTTCAAAGGGCTTTAACTAAAGATAACCTATATGGCTGTGTGGAGTTCCACAAGGCTTTGTTAACAATTGATCCTAACCAAAGTCTTGTAGATTATCGAGGCACTTTGCTCCATGAAATTTGTCATATCGGGTGGGAGCTTTTTGGTCTTGGCGATGACGATGAAATGCCTTCGCTGGGGAATGAATATCTGACCACAGTAACAGCCAACATGGTTCAGTTGCTGTGCTCTCTTAACCCAGAATTATTCCGGTTTATTTTTGATTATGAGTAACGTAGTAGAAATTTATGAAAAGATTGAGGGTTCTTATATCGATATCATTAAGAAGTATATCGCGATAGATGAGCACAATTTTCAAGATGCGATGATAAAACAACCTTCAACCTTTGCATTTTTTGCAGGGGTTATGGCTTACGCCAAGAAAGAGCTAGAAAAAGCAAACCTTCTGTTTGAAACAAGAGAAGCGGAACTTCGTGAGGAGCGCCGTGACGAACTTATTAACAAAGGACAGAGGGCTACTGACCGAGCCTTGGATGCGCATCTGAGGTGCGTCCCTGAACTGCAAATCCTGCAGAAGGGAATTTCGTCGAAGTCTCATCAGTACAATCTTTGTAAAAATATTGTGTCCAGTTTGGACCACCAAAAGGATATAATAATTCAGCTGTCGGCAAACAAACGCGCCGAAGCAAAACTAATTGAACAACTATAATTAACATGGTAAACATTGAACAACTAAAAAAGAAGTACCAGGAAATTAACAATCCTGGCGGCGGGGATAACTCCGAATTCCTCAGTAAGTTTTTTATGATGGACGAAGGCACTTCATTAGTGCGGGTCCTCCCATCGAAGACTGACGAGCAGGAGTTTTATGCAGAAACTGCTATTCACCGAATTAATAATAAGAATTATCACTGCCCACGTGTAAAGGACGGTAAGTGTCCTGTTTGTGATACTTATTACGATACGTGGAAGGAAATTAACGCCATTGGCAAGGACTCACCACAAGGCAAAGAGCTTGCAGATTTAGCGCGACAAATTAAGGCTCGTAAGCGTTTCTACATGAATATTGTTGATCGCCGTGACGACTCTGTAAAGATTTTATCTGTTGGCCAAAAGCTGTTTGGTAAGATCCTTGATTGTTTCTTTGACGAAGATTTTGGTGATATCACCGACCTGTCTGATGGTTGGGATTTCAAGATCGTAAAGGACACTCAAGGGCAATGGCCAAACTACGACAAGTCATCTCCTAAACCGAAGTCCAGTCCCGCAGGTTCAGCTGCTAAGACTGCTGCTTTTATGGACGAACTTCACGATATTCATGGTCTTGTAAGAGTTGCGCAGTACGACGAACTTAAGAATCTTATGGAAGAGTTCAATGCTGTACGGTCAACTCCACACTCGACTTCCGATAATTCGGACGGTGACGATTACATGTCACACTTAAAGAATTTAGAAATTGATTAAATGACTAGAAAGCTAAAGATTTTAGCTTGCCCGTCAAACCATGGAGGATGCGCGTATTACCGCATCCTCCTTCCTATGCAGAAGCTACAGGAACATTATGGAGACGAGGTAGAGATTCGCTTTGATGACAACCCTATGGGCTGGAACAAAGAAAAGCAAGAAACGACACCCGCCGACTTTGAGTTTGAGAACTTGAAGTGGGCTGACGTTGTGTTTACCCAGAATATACATAACTTTGGGGGTCAATATACAATCGCCCTTCTTTCAAAAGGACACGAGTTAGGCGCGTTCACTCACTTTGATACAGATGATTTATTAACTGATTTGTACAAGGGGCATCGTCTTTACGATGTGTACACTGACCAACAACTTGATGAGGTCACCAAATACATCTATAACAATGTAGACCTTGTGTCTGTTACCCAAAGAAAGTTTGCCCAGAGAATTGCTCCATTTGTGAAAGGTGCACTCGTAGTAATAAAGAACACTATTGATTACAAGCTGCCTTGTTGGAACGAGAAGAAGGCGCCTAAACCCAAAAAGCTTACCCGCGTGGGTTGGGTGGGCGGTATTCATCACGATGTAGATATTAAACATTTTGCAGGTCTTCCGTATATTATTAACCAGAAAGTTGGTAAGGAGAGAGTTCATTGGGGTTTCTACGGTAAACCAATACAAGATCCTAAAGAACGAGATTGGCAGTGGGATGTATGGGAAGGCTATGAGAGACAGATTAAGAAAGGTTTCCGGGGGCAAAGTAACTACACGGTTTACCCCGCGATGCCCCCGAACGTGTACGGTCAGATGTACACCAACATTGACGTGAATATTGCGGTTTTGGACAACAATAATTTCAATGATTCTAAATCAGAAATTAAAGCTATTGAAGGTGCTCGTTATGGGGTACCTCTTATCGCTACTAATGTTGGTTGTTATGACGAGTTAATCGTCAACGGTAAGACAGGGTATCTTATTGACCCTTCTAACCCCAAGAAAGATTGGATTAGAATTCTGACCAAATGTATTCAAAACCCTAAGCACGTTGAAGAAATGGGCAAAGCCTTGAAAACAGTTTGCGATGAATTATTCGACATCAATAAAGTTGTTGGGGGAAGACTCGCTCTGTACCGCCAGCTTATGGATATGAAAAAGGAAGCATTGTCTGATGCTCTTATAGAACAAAAAGAAAAGAATATTATTGAAGAAACGGCATGAGATACTTAAGCGTTGTAGCTATACTTAAGGACGAAGCTTCTAACTTAGAAGAGTGGTTGGAATTTCACAAAAGAGTTGGAGTAGAACACTTCTATCTTTATGATAACGCGAGTACGGACCGCACTAAGGAGCTTCTTCTTCCTTACATGCAGTCGGGAGAGGTTACATACTCCTACAACACGATGGACATGTGTCAGATGGCTTGTTACTATAACGCTCTTACGGCGTACAGGGACCAGTCTAAGTGGATGGCATTTATTGATTTGGATGAGTTTTTGTTTGCCCCTAAAGGGGTACTTAAAACTCGTCTGAAAGATTTTGAGCAGTATGCAGGTATTGCTGTTAATGAAGTATTCTTTGGGTCCAACGGTCATCAAAAACGACCCTCTGGGGGAGTTCTTGTTAATTACACACGACGTGGGGAAATGGCTAATAAACATGTTAAGTCTATAGTGCAACCCCAATACACTCTCTGTCCCGCAGGTAATCCTCATTCCTTCTTGTATGCTCAAGGGGGTGCTGTTAATGAGCGTAAGCAGCCGTGTCCTGGTCCGTTTAACGAGCCAGCGACGGCAGATTTGTTACGCGTTAACCACTACTGGGTGAAGTCTAAAGAGGAGTATGAGACTAAATTAACGCGTGGCAGGGCTGATGTCCCTTCTCGCGACCCTAATTTCAGATACACTACGGGTATAGGGAGGAAACTGGAAGATGTTTTCCGCAAAGATAACGAGCATCACGATACTGATATCTGGGAATTTTTAGAGAGGGAGCATGAGTAAGAAAATAAAAATTATGAGTGGTTGGTCTGACCCCGGGGGATCAACCGTTGCTTTCATTAATTTGTGTAACTTGTTTAATGAACGAGGTTACGACTGTACCTTTTACGGTCCCCATGAATGGCATTTGGATAAATGTAAAGCGGGGCATCTAGCTGAGGTTCCTATAAATGAACCTGAAGAGAACTTGATTGTACACTATCTCAAGTTCCCGCACCGTCCTGAGAATTCTAGGAAGGTCATACTCGCTTGCCACGAAAAGAACATCTACCCCGTAAAAGATGTGACCGCGTTCTGGGACGAGGTAGTTTATGTGTCTAACGCCCAGATGTTTTGGCACGGTGTTCCCGGGAAAGTAATCCCTAACGTAATCGCAAATTTACACACAACCAAAGACCCTGTATTAGGGGTTGCTGGTATTATAGGAAGTATAGACGAGAATAAGCAAACTCACACGTCAATTGAAAGAGCTTTGCAGGATGGGTATACACAGGTCAAGATTTTTGGCAAGATTACTGATCCAGGATACTACGATAAGCACGTAAAGAGTTATACTGAGTCTAAGGACGGAAAGGTTTCTGTTGTAGGACACGTGGATAATAAGCAGCAAATGTATGATTCGATTTCTAAGGTGTATCATTCGTCCAAGAGTGAAACCTTTAATTACATTAAAGCAGAATGTCAGAAGACTGGTACGATGTATGACGGTTTAGATTCCGCTGAGTCTGGCGCTGAATACTGGACCAACACAGAGATTCTTAAAGCGTGGGAAAATGTTTTATGAATAATGACATTACAGTAATCTTAAATCTCTACAAGAGACCAAACTATTTGGAAGAACAGTTGGAGGCGATTAGAAGCCAGACTACTCAACCCAAAGAGATTTGGTTGTGGATAAATCACGCCGAGGAAAATGAAGACATTGATGTTTCAAAATATGGCTTCGATAGAGTGTTTAGGTCCAGTACCAATATGAAATTTCATGCGAGATTTTCTGTTGGCTTGTTAGCGCAGACACAATATGTGGCTTTGTTT